GATTTAAGAGATTGCTACGCTATCGGTGGAGCCGATCTATCAGCAACTACTGACCTCACGTGTGCTACGTTATTAATTAAGAAGAAAGATTCTGAAAAGAAATATATAGTCCAAATGTATTTTACTCCTAAAGAAGGATTAAAAGAAAAATCAGTTGAAGATAAAATACCATATGATAAATGGGTAGAACAAGGATTACTCACTGCATGTGAAGGTAATCAAGTTAGATATCAAGATATAACATCATGGTTCATGAAAATGTTCCAGATGTATGGAATACGTCCTTTATGGATAATGTACGATAGAGCATTCGCTGGTTATTGGGTTGAAGAAATGTCGGATAATGGTTTCGAAATGGAATCATGTGCTCAAGGTGCGTTAACTTTTTCTCAACCAATGAGAAATATGGAGTCGGACTTGAGGTCTAATTTAGTCAATTATAATAACAATCCTATATTGATTTGGTGTTTGTCAAATACGTGCATTAAATCTGATGATAATGAGAATACACGTCCTATCAAAGGCAAGAACAGAAGGTTGCGTGTAGATGGTACATTTTCTCTTTTAAATGCCTATGTAGGTTTATTAAGACATGAAAATGATTATCATAACCTTATATAAGGGAGGGACAAAACATTGGAAAAGGGTGTAAGAAGTCTTTTTACCAACATGTTTGGTAAGAAAAATGAAGGAAAAGTATTACAGAATACAACATCATTTAAGTTAATCAATGATGGTACAAATGTGCAAAGTAATCCAGGTGGATCAATGTATGATAATGACACAGTTAGATCATGTGTTCATACAATAGCATCTCATTGTGGTAGGCTTAAACCATCGCATATAAGAAGAGTTGATGATAAGATAGTAAATACCAGTTCTAATTTGGATTGGACTCTTAGATTCAAACCAAACAGGTATATGAACGCTTATGATTATATCTACAAGATAGTAACTCGTCTTTTACTGGATAATAACGCATTTGTTTATGTAAATTATCTAGGATCAGGGAATTACGAATTTTTTCCAATAAACTATGCTAACATTGAATTAATCGAGTCAGCTGGAGAGCTGTACTGTAAGTTCATGTTCCATGGTGGACAATATTTAACAGTATTATATGATGAGGTGCTTCATTTTAGAAGACATTTTTCTGACTCAGATTTCTTTGGCTCACCAATGTCAACAGCTCTTAGTTCATTAGTGGACTTAACAGCTAATATAGATGAAGGCATCACAGAAACTATAAACAATGATGTAAGGATTAGAGGAATATTAAAATTCCAAAATTCAATGCTTAAAAAAGAAGATTTAAAAGCTCAAAGAGATACATTTGTAGAAGAATATCTTGATATTGAAAATTCTGGTGGACTAGCTGCTATTGATAGTAAGGCTGAGTTTATTCAATTAGAAAATAAATCAATTAGTATTATTGATGCTGCATTACAAGAACATCAGAAAAAAAGAATTTATGATTTCTTTAATATCAATGAGGATATCATACAAGCTAAAAATAGTCCAGAAATTTATCAAAGCTTTTATGAAAGTACAGTTGAACCAATTGCACTACAGTTAAGTTTAGAACATACTAATAAGACATTTACGGATGGAGAATTGAATCATGGCAATGAGATCTACTACAGTGCTAATAGATTGCAATTTTCTAATACTGTAACTAAGATTGCATTAGCGAGAGATCTAATGCCACTTGGTTTGTTTAGTAAAAATGAAATTAGAGAGATATTTAATCTAGCACCTATTGAAGGTGGAGATAAATTTATTCAGACCTTAAATGTTATTGATGCATCCAAAGCAAATGAATATCAAATGGGTAAAAAAAAGGGAGTGACCAAAGATGAAGACATATAGATCAAACCATTTGGAAATACGAAGCATAACTAAAGACAAAGATATTATGAGGGTTGTGGGATTAGGTGTTGTGTTTAATACTCCTACTGTATTGTATTCTCAAGATGGTGTTGACTATAGTGAAACTATCGAAGATACTTCTTTAAATACTACTCCATTAAATGATGTATTGCTTAGATATAATCATTCAGATGCTTCAGTACCATTAGCAAGAACAAGAGGCGGAAGCCTAAAACTAGAAATAACTAAACAAGGATTAGTGTTTGATGCTACATTTTTTAATACTTATCAATCAAGAGATATTTTTACTTTAGTGGAAGCTGGAGCTCTTGATTCATGTAGTTTTGGGTTCTCCGTTAAAAGAGACGGAAGTTCTTATAATAGAGCAACTCATTTAAGGACCATTACCAAGTTTGATAGAATTTATGAAATAAGTCTGGTGGACATGCCAGCTTATAATGATGCTATCGTTGAAGCTAGGTCCTATTTTCAAGCACAATCTGATATGGAAAATTTAGAGACAAATAAAGAGTTAAGAAGAAAATTATTATTAAGGACTTATTTTGATATGAAGTCTTAATTAGTAATTACTTTATTATGGAATATATAATAAAGTCCTCATGGAACGTGAGTTCATTGTATTAAAAAAATTTATTAGGAGGACACCAAAAATGTTAAAGAAAAAATTAGAGGAACTAAGAGCTAGAAGGATTGAGATTAGATCAAGCCTTGAATTGGACCAAAAGATTGATATGGCTACTGTACAAGAAGAATTAAATCAGTTAGAAGTAAGAGAAGCTGATTTGTTAGCTAAAATGGAATTGGCTGAATTGGTTCATAAAACAGAGAATAGATCTATCGAAAAACCTAAAATGGAGTTCAAGAAAAAAGAGTATGATGAAGTAAAAGAATATAGAAGTGCATTCTTCAAGAAATTAATGAATAAACAACTGTCTGAAATGGAAACAAGAGCAATGGATACAACTGTAGGTAGTGCTGGATATGCTATTCCAGAATCTTTATCACAGCTTATTTACAGAGCAGTAGAAACTCAATCAATACTTTATACGCTAGTTAAGAAAACATTTGTAAAAGGTACATTTAGTGTTTTAACTGCACCTGCTTCTGCCGATGTTTCATGGCATGTAGAAAATAATACTGAAGCAAGTGATGATACTGTAATTCCTGTAAAAGTAACTTTTAATGGTTATGAACTTATCAAGATTATCGATATCAGTAAAGCAGCTTTAACAATGACTATTGATTCATTTGAAGCTTATATTGCTACTGAAATCGGTATCAAAATGTCAAGAGCTATTGAAGCAGCTGTTATTTCTGGTAATGGTGCAACTGCTCCTAAAGGAATTTTAACTGAAGCATTAACTGAAGTTAATTTTACTGGTGCTATTGATTATACTACTCTAGTAACAGCTCTAGGTACATTACCTGGACAATATGCTAGTGGTGCATCATTTTCAATGAATAGAAAAACATTTTACACTGAAGTATTAGGTATTGTAGATGCAGACGGTAATCCAGTAGTTATTGCTGATGTTCAATCACCTGCTAAATTTAATATCCTTGGTGTTCCTGTAGTTATTGCTGATCAAATTGCGGATAGTCATCTTATCCTAGGTAATTTGAATTATTACCAGATAAATTATCAAGAAGGAGTATCAATTGAAAAAGATGTTTCAGTTGGATTCAAATCTGGTTATGTAACATTTAGAGGCTATGCACTCTTGGACGGAAAAGTTCTTGATACAGATGCATTTATTCTTATTGAAGAAGCTTAAGAAAGTAATATGTAAGGGTTGGATTTTTAATTCAACCCTTTTTATTTAGAATGAAAGTCAATATTAGATTAACTCATAGGGTTAATTAATAAGAGGAGGAAACAAAAATGGCTTTATATCCTTACAATCATAAATTAGGTCAAAGAATTTCAACAGATATAGCTGGTGTAGCTATGGATAGAGCTTTTCTAGCTCATTTTCAAGTAGCCGCTTTATCAGCTACTGTAGCTGATACAAATGGTGTTCATTTAGCTAAAACAAATCCTGCGATAAATGTTGCAGCAGAATGTGTAGTAGAAGCTGCTTCAGCAGAAACTGATATTTTAACTGTGTCAAGCACTGTAGCAATAGGTGTTGGTGCTAATGTTTTAAAGATTTTACTTACAACTGCAGATGATGATACCTTAGCGGTAACTGAAACAGCTGCTACTTATACGATTAATATAGCTTTGGCTAATACAACAGCTACTAAGAACACAGCATCTCTAATTGAGAGTGCTATTCAAACTTTATCTACTGTAGGAACTATTCCTGTTGATGTATCAGCATTTACTTGTGCTGCTGGCGGAAACTGGGATACTGCTGCTAAAGCTACAGGTGAAGTAGCTGCTGTTGACTTTACTGGTGGATTGTCTCCAGTAGATGTTCTTACAACAGATATTATTGCATTATCAGTACCAAGAAATATTACTGCAACTACTGGTGGAACTGGTGGAGATATCAAAGCAGTACAGGTAACTATTACTGGTACAAATTATGCTGATGAAGTAATTTCTGAAGTATTACCAATATTTACAGTTAATAGTGCAACTACTGTTACAGGTAGTAAAGCATTTAAGACTGTAACTTCAATATCTATTCCAGCACATGATGGTTTAGCTGCAACAACTGAAATCGGTTTTGGTGAAGTATTAGGATTACCTTGGTTATTACCTTATAACACAGTGCTATCTTCTTTCTTTGATAATGCTGCTGCAAGTGGTGCTCCTACCGTTACTACATCATTAACGCTTATTGAGTCTAATACACTTGATATGCATAATGCTTTGAATAGTAAAATCGTTGATGCATACTTAATAGTATAATTTTATTAATATGGGAGGATTAATTTCCTTCCATATTATTTTTTGGTATAGGAACTTTAGCAGGTGGTACAGATCAAATAAGTCTTGCTTTAGACTATCATAAATATTAAGAAGGTGGTATAATGCAATTAGCTCTTATGAAAGAACATTTAAGAGTAACAAATTCCGCTATGGATACTGAAATCAGTTATCTAATGGAAGGAGCAAAATCTGATTTATTTCTATGTGGTATTGCACTTGGTCATATAGAAGATGAGGATGATTTTTTAATGTCAAGAGCAATAGTTCTTTATACAAAAGCTCATTTTGGTTTTGATAATAAAGAACATGACAACCAATTAAAGTCATATAATCTTTTAAAAGGTCATTTATCACTATCACAAGAATATTTATCAGAGTAAGGAGGTAGTCATGTATTGGAATGAAACTATCAATCTTATATCTGTAGTAAAAGGAGTAGATGCTAATGGATTTCCAACTGTTACACCTACTTCTACAACAGTATATTGTAATGTACTTAGTATTAAAGGTGTTGAATTTTACAGTGCTAAATTAGCTGGAATAAAATTGGAACATACATTCCAAGTTCATGTTGCAGATTATAATTTAGAAGATAGAATTGAATTCAATTCTATAACATATAGAGTTGAAAGAACGTATAAAGTGGGTTTAGATATTATTGAAATAATGGTATCAGATTTGAAGTCAGGGAGTGATGCTTAATGGCTACTGCTTCTATGAATTTTGATGGTTTAGCTCAGCTTTTAGCTCAGGTAAATCAATTACAAAATGCAGATGAAATTATTGAACAAACTTTAAAGGAAGTAGCTCCTATATTAAAAACTGAGATGGAATCTAGAATTGTAAGAAGTACATTAAATGGATTACATATTAAAGATGACATCCAAGTAAGTAAATTAAAAGGTACTGGTGATAATAAGTATATTGAAGTTGGTCCTAGTAAAAATACTGAATGGAAAGGTAAATTTGTTGAATTTGGTACTGTACATAATACAGCAAAACCTTTTGTTGGACCAGCACTAGTTGCTAAGAAGGGCGAACTTATCCAAAAAATGGGAGAAGTCCTAGCAAGGAGATTGATACCATGAACATGAATAGTTTAATTATTACTACGTTAGCTCCTACTGGTGTTCCTGTATCTTTTTTAACTTATGCTGGAAAAGTTTTTCCTTATATAACTTTCTTTGAAGTTATTGATCAAGGAGAAATGTGGGCTGATAACGTAGAAACACATACTGGTCATTATATGCAAATTGATATTTGGTCTAAAGGTAGCTATTTAGCTCTTGTAGATACTGTTACAACGTTAATGTTAGCTGCTGGTTTTAGTAGATCAAATGGACAGGATTTGTATGAAAGTGATACACAAACATTTCATAAACCTTTAAGGTTTTATTATCCAGAAGAATTATAATTTTTAAGGAGGAACAAATTATGTCAACAAGAATTGGTGTAGAGGATTTAGTATATGCAATTATGACTACTGAAGGTGTTTATTCGTCTCCAGTAAGTATTGCACCTGCAATGAAGGTTGGTTTAAAACCTACAATATCATCTGAAACATTATATGGTGATAATACAGCTCAAGAAACAATTTCTATTGTTGGAGATACTAAAGTAGAACTTGAAATAACTTATTTAACATTAGCAGTTCAAGCAGCTTTACTAGGTAGAACTCTTGATGCTGTTACTGGTATTATGGGTCATTCTAATGATGATATAGCACCTTATGTCGCATTAGGATTTAGAGCTAAGAAAGCAAATGGTACATATAGGTATGTATGGCTATTAAAAGGAAAATTTGATGAGCCTGCAGAAGATTTTGAAACTGTTGAGGATAAGGTTAAATTCCAAACTCCTAAAATAACAGCTATGTTTGTTACAAGATTAGATGGCTATTTCAAATATACTGCTGATGAAGAAGAAGGAACTGTTGATGAAACATTCCTAGATGCAGTACATAGTCCTACTCTTGATCTAGTAGCTCCTACATATACAATAGTACCTGTTGACGATGAAGATTCTGCTTCTAAGACAGCTGCCATTGTGGTTTCTTTTGATAAACCTATGGATCCAACAACTGTTAACGCTGGTACTTTATTCTGTAATGTAGATGATGGTGCAGAAATTACTTTAACAGGTACTTGGGATGCAACATACGAGGAAATATCTTTTGCTCATGCAGAATTAACAGGTGCTACATTGCATAATATAATTCTTACAACAGGTATCAAATCATCATTCGGTATTGCTTTAGATACCAATGATATTTTAAGTTTCACTACTGTAGCGTAGACAAGACTTTTATAGGTGGGAATAGGAAAGTTCCTATTCCTGCTTTTAAATTCAATTTATTTTTACTCATACAAAAGTTATGCACGTATAAATAACAATAAATTATACGTGTATAAATTTATAATGCGTATAAATTAAAATTGGAGGAATAAAATCATGATGACTAATGATAATACTATCAACGAAAATGTTATTAACGAAACAAATTACAATAAGGAAAGTAACAAAGATATAATTAAAGCAAATGCTCGTAGAGGAGTAATAGTTATTGAAATAGAT